ATTAGTATATAAAAAAATTTCATTATATATTAATAATGTTAAAAAATAAATTTATTAAAACTACACTTTTGAATATTGATAGTAGTTATAGAAATATAATTCCTAAAAATATAGTAAAATCAGATTGTAAAATATTACCAAACAATCCTTTAAAATTAACAAAAGGAAGCTCAAATGTATTAATTAATTATCCTAATCATTCACTTAAAGTCGGTGATTACTTTACCATACAGAATGTTTATGGTAAATCATTTTCATTAATCGATTCTTTTATTTTAATAAATAATGTTAAATATATGATAATTTATTCTAAAGATAATCCATTAAATAATACACCTATTGATTATAAAAATTATGTTGATGAATTAAATATAAATATAGAATTAGTAGGAGATCAAACAGAGAATAAACTAATAAATAATATTAATTTTAATTATTTGTTCGGAATTAAAAAATATTTAATTTACAATGATATTTCTCAAGTGATTCAGGATACAATTAAATCGAATTTACAATCTTTATATAACGATTTTAATATTCAAAATGCTTTATTTATAGAATTACCAAATATTTACAGAAACAATGATTCTAAGTATCATGTATTAAATCAAATTTTTAAGATATCATTTATGCATATTGGTGGAGTTAAATTAGGATATTTAAATGCTAATTTTCCGATCAATAATATTAATTATCAAAGTAATTATCAAGTTACTGATGTTGGAAATGAAGATAATTTTACATTTAATATAAATTTTAATTCATATTCTGATTTACAAGAAGGTGGTAAAAATGTTCAAGTTATGAAAATAATTGATACTATTTCAGGTTATCCAAATGTAGATTCTTATTCTATTAATTTAAAAGATAGTTTTAACAATGTTACAAATATAGAACTTATTAGTACGGAAATGCCATATATTGATCTAACAATTAAGAAGGATATTAATGATAAATTATATTGGTATAATATTGAAGATGGACAATATTTGTATAGTATTCAATTAGATGAAGGTTTTTATTCATCAGAATCTTTATTAAATAAAATTAAAGAGAAAATAAACAAAGTCAAAAAAATTACATCTTCTGATACGAATATAATTTATAATAATTTTGATATATTGGTAGAATCAAATATTCAAAAAATTAGTTTTTTACCGTTTAATTTAACAAGATTACCAAATAAATTGTCAGCTAGATTAGAAGTTATAAATTTTGATACATATATTATTTTAAATGCAAGTCATGAAAATAATTTAGTTGAAAAATATGACATAATAGAAATTAAAAATAGTACTCAAGTTACTTATACTAAAATTACAAATGAAGGTACACAAATATATGAAATACCAAGTGAATATATAAATAATACACATTCAGTATATTATGTAAATAATGATAATGGAAGTTATGATATAATATTAGGTAAAGTAGATGAAATTAAAACTACATATATTACTAATAATTTAGAAAAAGCCGGTGGTGAAAATGTTACAGTAAAATCTAAAACTCAAGCTAGTTTTTTATTTAATAAAAAAGATACAATAGGTGATATAATTGGTTTTAAAAATGTAGGTGACACTTATTCAATAACACCTTTTAGTTCTATTATAACAAATAAAGATTTATATATTTATTCTAATAATTTAAATTCTGTAGGAACTGAATATGATTATTCAAGTGGATTTTTTAATTTATCTGGTAGATTTAATTATATAATGATGTATTTAAATGATATTGAAATAGTATATTCTAATAATGACATTCCAGCAGCTTTTGCAAAAATAGCTTTATCTGGTAGTCCAGGAGATATATTATTTGATACTTTTATAAAACAACCTGAAAACACATATTCTAAAATTTATCCTATTTCATCTTTATCTCAAATTACTGTTAAATTTTTATATCCAGATGGATCAAGAGTTAATTTTAGAAATATTAATCACAGTTTTACTTTAAAAATTGTTGAAGAAAAAGAAAAAAGTGATAATACCAATTTAAACTCTCAATTAATTTCAGTTAGTGATGAATTTAGAAGAGCTAAATTATAACATTTCTAAAAATGTTTTCAAACATCTATGGTTGTTAATGATATATTTTAACATATTTTCAAAATTTACATACCATAATAATATTGTTTTACTGGTTATTGTATCGAAATAATTAGTAACTTCTTTTCTTAGATGTTCTATAATTTCTTCGGATAAAGGAATTACTTCCATGAAACTAAAATAAGATAATAATATTTCTCTAGTTGTTTGTAATTCAAACGCTGCTTCCTCTTTTTTATCCTTAAATATCTCAACTGAATTAATAACTAATTTAGGACAAACAACTTCATACAAATAGCTAGATAATGATTGATTATTTCCTTCAGAATCAGTAATTAATTCAGATGTTAAATAATAATCTATTCTATTATTTATGTGTCTAACTTTTTTTCTAATATTTGACTCAGATGATGATTCTGTTAGATATGTAAATAATATTCTTCTTATAATTAATTCAATGTTGGTTCCAATTGTCATTTTAGTTAAATAAATTAACATTTTATTTGCATATTCTAAGCCAATATTTTTTTCTGTATATTTTGGAGTTAAAAAATAATTTTCTGCAAAATTTGCTAATAATTCCATAGCTTTTTCAATTAGTTCTAAATTTGGTTTATTATTAATATTAAATTTATCAATTAAATCATATTGTTTTTTGAAAATATAAATTAGTAATAAATTAAAATTATCGGTGTTATTAAAATTAATTGGTTTTTCAAATATTCCTTTCCATACTTCAAAATCTATATTTGAATAATCTATAATAAAATTATATCTATCTATTGTATCTAAATCTGGATTATTTGGCATATTATTATTTGTTAAATTTACCTTATTCGATAATAATCCATTTAAATTATTTATATCATTAGTTTTACTGTTATATTCCTTCCTTAAGGATTTATATTTAGGTCGTATTTTATTTTCATAATTTTGAGCTAATGTTGGATTATTTTGGTTAATTTTGATAAAAGCATCATCTATTATATTAATTTCTGATAATAATTTTTTTTGTTCCTCAGTTTTTTCATCTAAAATTTGTTTAATAATTATATGGTTAAAATCATCTGGTATTTCTAATTGATCAGTAACTTTGCTCCAATAATTAGAATTAATATCATCGATATCCATATTGAACATTTTTAATAATAAATCTAAATCATTATAATTGAATGAATTATTAACATTCAATAAACATTCTGATAATATTTGTAGAGTTAAATAAGTTGATAAATTAAATGAATACTTTAGATTTGACAATATGTTATTACCAAATGTTTGATTCAATTTGATTGACATTTCAACGTCTAAATATAAATTTTCATCTATGTTACTCAAAACTAATTTAACTGGATCTTTAAAATCATAATTACCCAAAACTTTTTGTAAATTATTCAAGTTTTCTATTTTAATAAAATTTATTTGTAAATTTTGTGAAGCATCTACATCATCCCTAAAATCAACATCATAATCTTGTTTTAATAATCTTACGAGTTTCCAATTATAATTTTTAATAATAGGATAATATGGTGGTAAATCTTCATTATCATTATCATATAATGAAGCGCCTTTATTTATCATTATTTTAATAATATCTTCATTAATTTCCACACCATATTTACTTCTGTATTTATTAATATTTGTTAAATCATTTGGGTATTTAATAAAAATATTTTGATTCATTTTTGAGGATAAAACATTTGAATACATATTTTTAAATAATAATTCATTATTTAATTGCCTGGTATTATCTGAAATCTTTTCTAAATTTACACTTAATTGTTTCATGTTTAAAAATAATTCTGTAGTAGGATATTGATTTCTGAGACCATTAATTGTACCATAAAAATTTTTATCTACATAATCATTAATATAAACATTTATTTGTTCCTTCGCTAGTTCTTGAATTATTTTACTTATTAATAAATAGTTTGATAAATTATTATTATCATTACTAATTAAACCTCTCGATTTAGTTATTTTAGTTGCTTGATTCAAAATTTCTTGATATAAACTAGGATTTAGTCGATTTGTTTCAATTTCTTTTAATAATCTTTTAATGAGTTCAATCAATACACATTTATAAAATTTATCTAAATTATTATGTAAAGAAGGTGGTAATTTACTTGATTTATATTTTATAAAATCATTTTGATTAGGAGGTTTGTATATATATGAATTATTACTAAAATATTGAACTAACATTGAATTATATCTTCCGTATGGTATTAAATAATAATTGTTAAGTAAATTTGGTGTAGGTTGTGGTGGTCGTGGTCGTAGTCGTGGTCGTGGTCGTTGTCCTAAAGGATCATCAGGATCAAGTTCATTTTTAATATCAACTAATTCTTCATTATCATTTATAAAATATTCTATTTTTGATGATCGATCAATTGGAATCTGATAATAATTAAATTTACTTAATTTGACTAAATTTTCTGGTGAATAAATATAGTAATATAAATAATAATTAGCATTGAGTTCATTTAATGATGTTGCTAATTGGTTAACTTGATAAATGTTTTTAGTAGAATATCCTCTTCTTAAAATCGATGTTTGCCAATATTGATTATTACTAACCAGTTGATTAAATTCATTAAATGATTGAATATAACCATCTAATATTTGATTTTTCATTACAATTTCTGGATATAAGTTGATATATAAATTTTTAATTCTTGAAGTTCTAGCATTAACTATTTCACCAACAATACTATTAACTTTATCAACTAAATCAGATACCTCTTTTTGATAGTCATTAATATTTTTTAATAACATATGAGCATATGAATATATAGTTGGTGATATGTATGGTCTATTATTTATATCATAATAATAATATTTACTTGCTGGTTGTAAATAATCTCGTTGATTTACTCCTTGATTAGATAGTATAATATATTTTAATGGTAGTTCAACGTTATTAGGCATTAGTATATTATATGGAGCTGCAAGACGATGATTTAATCCTGGTTGTTGTGCTGGTGGTGGTTGTACAAATGTTATAGCATACCTTTCTGTATTATTTCCATTTTGTTGTTGAATGAATTTATTTGGAAAATAATTAACATTTTCGAAAAGTCCTTGGTAATGTAATCCAAGAATATGGGCAATTTGAAAATGATTACGATTAAGATCAATATGATTTTGCCTAATAATTGCTAATGCTGGTGGTTGTACATTATAATTTAGATTTTGGATTTGATTTTGTATTTTTTCATAATTTTGACGCGTTGTACCACTAGGTGCAAATTTATCATAATTATTATTAAAGAACAATTCTAACGTACTTATATTTAAAAAATCATTAAAACTTACATTAACATTACTTCTATCAATTTGTTTAAAATAATAAATTGTATCTAATATAGTTTGTTTCATAGGTTTATTTTTTAGACCCTTGTATATTTCTAAAATAATAGTGCATATATTTTCAGTAATATCATCCGATTTATAATATCTTTGATATAGATTATTATTTAATGCAACAATATGAGTCGCATTATGATATAAATAATTCCCAAGTAAGTTATCTAAATCTTGTAGATTATTATCAAGTCTTCCAACAGCTTGATTCAAATCAGAGTTATAAAATATGTCAGTAAAAAAATCACCATCATCATCAATATTATCATTCAACAATAATATTATCCATGCTCGTATTTTAATATCTTCTGGAATAGGTGCACCATTTGCATATGTTAAACCATTTATTTGATTTATTAATTGGGGCTTATATACATTCAGTATTCCTTGAATTTTATCATGTCCAAAATTATTCAATCCACCTGCTAATGATAATAATCTAAAAGGGATTTCACATACTAAATTAGACTGTGAAAATTTACACATTACATCACAATACATTTCTATTAACCAAGATCCTATATGTTCATATTTATAACAATTGATCCATTTTCTTAAAAAGTTCAAATTTAAACGATCAACAGGAGGATTAATAGCAGGGGCAGGAGGGGCAGAAGGATTCAAGTAATTATTAATTCTATTATCTATATTATCAAATTCAGATGGTAGAAAAATAGCAGTATAAGCTAATATAACATAAAACCGCATGTCATTTGAATATAGTGCATTGTAAGTGCCAATTGCATTAAATTGTCCTGTTAGTGCATTTATTGTTCCATTTCTAAAATTACCTTCTTGCATTATTTCTGTTATTAGAGTATTTAATTTTGCAGCATTATTTGCATTAGCTGAGGCATTAATTGCTATTACTATTGCATTTATACGAGCTTGAGACAAAGGTGAAGATAATAAGTATAATATTATCTCTTCTTCATTAACATAATTAATCATCATATTATTAAGTTCTCTTATATAATCAGGTCTTTGATTAGGTGCAGCACCTATTGATGGTGCATCATATAATAATTCTATTTGTCTTGGACCACCCACATATTTTAGATTTTTAAAATCTATAATTGAGCTTGCATTGTCCAAAGCTAATGGATGTTTAAATTTTTGATGTATGTCATCTATTGCACCAGGTTGTATAGTTCCATTAAATCGAAAATATATTGTTTGTCCTACTGGTGCTTCCCTTACAAAATTTAGATTATTATTATTATTTAATTGTCTCTTTTCATTAATTAGATTAATATAATCTGTAGCCATTTGCTCAAACCCATTTTCATTCCACATAGTAGAAACTGTATCCATTAATGCGAATGCAGATTTTAAATTATTAACAGTTATCTGGCAATTTTCAATATCTCTTTTAATTACTCTTTTAATTTCACCATCTATAATTAAAGCTGAATTATTATGTTCAGGTAATGGTGACCAAGAAGTTTCTGTTTTTGGATGTATTATTAAATTATCCAAATCTCTAAAATTTTGGAACAAGTTATTAATTTTTCTCCTAATAAAATTTTTATTTTCAAAAATTTTGTCCCTAATTCTTGGAATATTATTTTCTAATTCTTTTTGAGATGCTAAATCAGTTATAAGATTATTTGTTGAAATTTGAATACTATTTATTTCATCATCTTCAATAATTATACTATCAATTGTTCTTTTAATTGTTTCTAACATTGGTAAAACTCGTCTAATATTTGGACGTTGAATTAAATTCCACACTTTTTTTTTAAGTATTATAGTTTCTTCTTTTAATTTAAAATCTACTTTTTTAGGATGTGGAATGAATTCAGTTACATCATAAATATCAACAGATGTATATTTACCAGTTAATAAATAACATAATGGATTAGATCCTGAATTATCTTTAAAATTTATATCAGCATTATTGTCAATTAGAAAATTAACTATAAGTTTTAATTGTAATGAACAAGCTAAATGCAAAGGTGTTTGATTATTTTTATTTGGTTTATCAATATCGGCATTATTCGAATATAGAAATTTAATAACATTTAATTTAGAATGTTCAGTAGCTAGTCTAGAATCTATATTGATTACTTCATGAACCAAAGAATTACCCATTTCATTTGTAATATCAAGAGAAATTTGATTATTTAAGGCAAATTGTGAAATTTCATGGGTATCTAATTTTAATACTAAATCAAACAACTCTAAATTTTTTTTTGAATCAACCGTTTTTTGAATTCTATATGGTTTATCAAATTTATTCATATTAATTATATTAATAAAAGTGATAAAATATTTAACTTAAACTTAAATAAATTTTAAATATATAATTATTTTTTACATGCGCAGCTAGAACCTGGTAAACCACTTAAAGGTACACATTTACCATGAACAGAGCAAGTGTTTATTTTTTCTTGATAAGCTCTTTCTCTGTTTATAATAGTATCACCATGAACTTGTAAAAATCTTTTGTATTCTTGTGCAGAACCAATTTTATTTACATTTCGAATATATTGATCAAAAACTCTAGAATCTAAATAATTAGTAACAAATCTACCATCTTGCATTAAAGGAGGGCATCCATTTTTAAAATAACGGTTATCCATTTATATATATTTAATTAGATATTTTTTTTAATTATTTCCTAATATATCTTGGATTAATTCCTGTTTAGTTTTTGATTTTTGTTGTCCATTAATTTTTCTTGATAATGTTATTCCTAATTTTGAAGCCATATTCTTAATATCAGCTAATTTTAATTCATTTAATTCATTTTCTTTTGACTCAGCTAATTTTGATTTATTTTCTTTTGACTCAGCCAATTTTAATTCATTTTCTTTTGACTCAGCTAATTTTAATTCATTTAATTCAACTTCCTTTGAATCAACTAATTTTGATTCATTTTGATCAGACTTGTGTGACTTTTCAGATGATTTAGAAGACATCTCTGATAATTGTTTTTCTTTTTCCATAATGATATCATCAATCTCTTGTTGTTTTGATTTATTACTTTTTTCGGATTCAGATGATAAATCATTAATAATATCATTCATAGTTGATTTTAGATTTAGTTTATTAGCTTCAACGCTATCAATTAATGAATTTTGAGCTGAATCAAATTGTTCATTATCATTAGAATAAATAGCAAGATGTTTTGAAGATTCAGATTCAGTTTCAACTTCAGTGGTAGTATTATCATCTTGTTCCTCAGACGATGTATATATATCTTCATCTGAAGAAGAACTATATAGTTCCTGATGTGAAGAAGATTTGTCTAAAGGAATTTGTTTTGGTACTTGTAAAGATTGACTAACTAAATCTAAGTTAATAACTTTTTCAGGTGATTTAGATTGAATATTATTTTTAACACTTGGTAGTTGTAAAACTGGTTTTTTAACTGATTCAATCATTTTAGGTTCAACTGGAACAGATTCATTCGTTATTTTTTTTTGATTTAATTCAGTTTCTATTTTATTTACTTTACTTCTTAAAAATTCAACTTCTCTATAAATAAAGTAAACAACTAATGTTAATCCCAATAAAATTAAAAATTTATAGTCAAAAAATTTCATATTATTATTTATAAAGATTCTTATTATTACATAAACTCACTATGTTTCTAAATATTTTCTATTATTAAATAATGGATATCAAAAAAATATTATTTTTATTAGTATTATTTATATATGTTTACACTTTAACATTCCAAGAAAAAAAATGTAAAGTAGAAAAATTTACTCATATTGAGAAAAAAGACATCAAAGAAAAAATAACTTTTGGTTTAAAAATAATTGATAAAATATTCAATGAACATAATATATATTATACAGCAGCATATGGAACATTATTAGGAGCAGTAAGACATTGGGACATGATACCATGGGATGATGATGCAGATTTAAATATTTGGAGGAAAGATTTTAATAAAATAATGAATTTAAAAGATGAATTTAAATCTCATGGATTGATACTAGAAGCTGATTGGAAATTAATAAAGGTATATTTTGATACTAAAAATAAATTTCCATTTATTGATTTATTCATAAATGAACCTAAAAATGGTAAATTAATAAGATGTTCAGAACCATTTGAGAAAAAATGTACAGAAATTGATCGAATAAATGATTGGTGGTGGAAATGGATTGATTATCCTAGTGAATGGATAGAACAACGAAAAAGATTAAAATTCGGTTCAATAGAAATATGGGCTCCAAAAGATCCAGAAAAAGTTTTAAAATTTTGGTATGGAAAAGATTGTCTAACTAAATGTGAAACACCACAAATAGATCATATATCAGGTGATTATGTAGATGTAAAAAAATTTGATTGTGGTAAATTACCTCCCGCGCAATTATAAAAATATTTAAATATTTAGTTTTTTTTCTAATATTATTTAATGATATCTCCTAGTGATATACAAAATACTAAGGTTGATTTAACCCTTGTTTCAACAGTTTTAGTTGTATCAAATTTAGTTTCAAATCAACTGTCTAAATCTAACTTATTTGATGAACCTTGGCAAAATTCTGCAGTTGCAACTCTATTAGGTTTTGCATTACATGGTTTACTTACTAATAAATTAACAAGTATGGTAAACAAATCTTTATGCATTAAAAACAAAGCATTAGCAACTTCAGTTGGTGATTTCTTTAAATTCGGTACTGTTTTTGTTGCCCAAAGAGCAATTGGTAACTACATTGAAAACAAACCTATTGTTTTTGATGAAAAATGGGCTATGGGTTCAGGTTTAGTAATTGCTGGTTACACTGCCTTTAACTTTATTGAAAATATGGTTCCTCGTGTTGAAAAAAAATATCAACCTTTAGTTAATGATTTAGTTAAAGTATCAATGGGTGCTTTAACAGCTAACTATTTTATGGATGGCACCATTACTAATGCTCACTTAATGTCATTAGCTGCTACTTTAGCCGGTTTCACCGCTTTCCACCTCTTAACTAAACAATATGTAGTTCCCAAGGAAAAGTTTTCTGAACAAGGTGGATACTCAGTTTTACCAGTCGAATACATGTCTGAATAAATTTTTTATAAATAATCAATTTTATAAAATGTTTAATTATTATTTAAAACCTAGTTAGTATTAATTACTAAATGACAGGAGGCTTACTTCAAATAGTTACATCTGGTAAACAAGATATTTATTTAACAATTAATCCAGAAATAACATTTTTTAAGAAAGTATTTAGAAGATATACTAATTTTTCTTTAGAATTAATTGAATTTTTACCTGATTATCCACCAAATTATAATTCACTAGTAACATTTAATATTAATAAAGGAGATGCTATTCATAGATGTTATTTAGAAGTAGAAATAGATAAAATGGTATTTGAAGATGATTTAATTACTAATGAAACATATATTGCTAGGAAAGAATTATTAAAGAGTAGTAATCAAAAACTACAAAAACAATGGTATGATATTTACATTAATTTAAAAAATTATGTTGATATAGAGATAGTATTATATAGAAATTTAAAAAAATTATTAGATTTGGATAATGTAAATATTAATTCTCTTAAAGATGAAGTAATAAGATATAATTATAGAAATAAAAATTATAAAGATCAATATAAAAATAAAGTAGATGAATCGGTTTTCAATAAAATAGATATATCTGGATATATAAATTCAATCAATAAATTAGTAACTAATGAAATATCTTTTGATACAACTAAATACATTAACAAATTAGAAATATCAAATAATTTAGATCAATTGTATAATAACATAGTAGAATACTTGAATTATTATAATATTAATTATATCAAGTATACTGATGAATTAAATAAAAAAAATCAAATAAATTTTAATTTTGTAGATTATTTGGGACATAATTATTTTTTGAATTTTTTTTTAGAAATAGGTGGAGTTGAAATACAGAAATACTCAAATGATGTATTACATATTAATCAAATGCATAAAATAAAACAAGATCATATGGATAATTATATGGAAATGATTGGATATATTCCATCATTAAATGAATTTAATAATAAAGAAAAAGGTAATACAAAAATAATTATTCCATTAAATTTTTGGTTTAATAAGGATACAGGATCATCATTACCATTGGTAGCATTACAATATTCAAATATAGTAATAGGAGCTAGAATTAATGAAATTAAAAATATAATATCATTTCAAAATTTTGAAAAAATGTTTGATGAAATTACTATATTAACGGTTGATTCAAATAATGGTTTTATAGTTAATAAAAATTTATTGATAAATAACTACAAAATAAACTTAGATTCTAAGAGCATAACCTATAATTGTTTATATATAAATGATGAATTTTTAAAAATAAAATATTCAGAATTATCGGAAAATAATAGACTAACTATTCTTGAAAATAATGGCACATTATATACTAAAAATCAGATAACAAAAATAATGAATCCTATTTTAGATGATTTAACAATTGAAAATATGAATGGATTATCGGGAAATGATACAGAATATATAATTAATAAAATACAATGGGTTGGGTTTATGAATGACATAACAAACATAAATTATGTAAATATTGCCCCTATAATTGGATCATATTATCCATATATTGATTACAATAAATATTTTAGTAAAATAACTTCAGTAAATCCAAATCCTAAAATAAAATTAATTGCTGAAGCAGTTTTTTTGGATGATATAGAAAGAGAAAAATTTGCAGATTCAAAATTAGAATATGTAGTTGAAACTGTAAATGAAGATATATTTAACATTAATAATCAAAATCAATTTGAATGTGAATTAAGTTTTGTAAAACCAATAAAGGAATTAATATGGTATATACAACCACAAATATATTTTGATAAGTTATCAAATTATGGTCAAAATATTAATTTATTATTTGATTATAAAAAATATTTTAAAAATGATCCAATACAAACTCAAAAATTAACATTTAATCAATTAGATTTATTAATAGACAAAGTTGATATGAATTATTATACTTATTTAATGTCATATAAATTTTTAAATAATATATTACCAGAGGGTTTATATTATTATTCATTCTGTTTATATCCAGAAGAATCACAACCATCAGGTGCTTTTAATTTAAGACAAATAAAAGGAAAACAGTATAAAATGGAATTGAATACAAATTATTTAACTGAACTAGAAAATTTAATAAAAACTTTAACAAAAAAATCAAATACAAAAAAAATATTTTTATTAAAATTTATAGCAAAAACTTATAATTTTTTTACTATTGAAAAAGGAAATGGTAAACTATTATTTGGTTATTAGAAACCAGAATATAATTTAATGTCATCTATTTCTGTTTCTGAATCGAAATTAATAGTATTAATATTTATAATAAGTGGATTATATAAATTATTTAACTTAATACAAACTAAATTATATGAATCAAATAATTTTATTGTTTGATTTAATAATTCATTAAACTTATCAAAAATAACAACAATATACTTAATTATATTTTCATTTGACAATGTAATAAATTCATTAATTTTAATTAATGGAATTCCTAAAGTTAGAAATAATTTTGAACCAAATATATTTAAAATACTAATTAATCTTTCAATTAAATCATCAATGATTATATTTCTATCTATTTTATTATTTTTTAGAATTGATCCAACTTTATAATGTAATGGTATTCCTCCTTTTGAACAATCATATAAACTCAAAAAATAATTTTTTGTATTTGAAAGAAAATCAATTTGTTCATTTAATGGTGAATTCCAGAACTTTTTATTATCAAAAACATCATACCATTTTTTAAGTGTAATAATTAATGAAATTTTTTTACTCATAAATTTATAAAAATCATTCAAAACAGTCCAAGATAAATGTTTATGTTTTAATTCTGAAATAAATATATTTTTTAAATTATAATTAGTACCAATATTAGTATGATATTTTAAGAAAATCCTTAAAATTATACTAAAATTAATATCATCTATTTCATTATTATATGAAATTAATTTAAATAAAAAAACAAGTGGATATTTAATCTGACTTATCTCATTACAAGTTTTTTTAATATCTATATTTTCCATTAGAATAAGTTTGAAATAAATAAATAACAAAACGATATTTATCTAAATAAAGGATTTTTAAATCCACAGTTGCATTTTTGAGTTGAAAATCTTTCTCGACATTTAGGACATAAAATTGAATTTGCTGGATTAATTATTTTAACTGGATCTTTTTTTATTTCAATTTTAGTTTTATTTTCAGATCCCATCATATCTAGTATGGATACACATGCATTACATATAATAGAACCATTTCGTAAATTGGCAATATTATTGGATGATTTACTTTTTTCATCTGGTTTAATACAAGTAATGTTACAAATAGAACAATTCATTAAATAATTTCTCAATAATATTTAATAAAATTAAATCAATTTTTATATAAAAATCCTAGTTTTTATATAAAAATATTATCGCAATGTCTAGAGTTTTTAAAAACTCTAGCATTTGCAGACAATTTTTATATTTAATTTTGTAACTGGTTGAAAATTTTATAATAGTAGAATTTTTTTATATTTAATAATATAGATAAATATGGGAAGTAAACAAATTTCTTTACCTGAAAATATATATAATATTAATAGTTTTTATGAAAAAAAATTTATTTCTCAAGAAGATAATCCATTTAAGTTTTATAAAAAAATTTATAACTTAGATGTATTCTTGGCAAAAAACATAAATAATTTGAATTATTATTACATTGATTTTCCAATAAATAAAAACATAAATCCAAATTTTGTCATAAAGTATTTTAAGAATATTGATTATAGAAATGCATTTTCCCACGAGTCTCTAAGTTTTTATATAACAAGTAAAATAAGTGATAATAGTTGGAAAGAAGATGAAATTTATAAGGGACATAAAACTAATTATAATGTTTTAATGACAAATTTTAATATATTTTTTTATAATGATGTAAATATTTTTAATACTAATGTATCTCAAGCAAAATACTATATGAGTTATAAAATTTTTAGTAATCCTAATAATTATATTTTAAGATTTGAACTAGTTCTAAATAACATGGATTTGGATCAGGATATTGATATAAATGTTTATGTAAATATGATTTATAATTTATTAAAAACAATTCATAAAAAATTTAAAATTAATTTAGATATAGTAATTGAAGAACCAGAAATTAAACAACCAAAAGTAGAGATACCAAAAATAGAAAAACCATGGTGGGAATCATTTGCATGGTGTTCAAATAGTAGAAAAGAAAAACCTACTTTTGTTGATGCAGAAACTCAAACTAACATAAGTTTAGAGGTCAATAAAAAATGAAATTTAACTATATAAACATTTAATTTAATTAACTATTAATAAATTAAATGGGTGTACCAGGATTTTTCTTATGGTTAATGAAAAGCTACAAAAAAGAAGGTTTTGTTTTTTCTAAAGAACGACTTTCATCAGTAGATGTTAGTAAATTAAATAATCAAGAACAAATTGATAAAGCATTAAAAACTAATCTATATGTTGAACCTTTATTAAATGATGTTAATTCGATTGATTGGTTTTTAATTGATGCCAACTGTTTAATTCATCCAGTCTGTTTTAAGGTTGTAGCTGAAAATCCAGATCTAAAAGATAATGCAAAATTAGAAGCCAAAATGATGATATCAGTTTTAAGTTATTTAGATAAAATTATTCAATATGTTAATCCAAAAAAAGGAGTATATTTAGCAATAGATGGGGTAGCACCAGTAGCTAAAATCAAACAACAAAGATCAAGAAGATTTAAATCTATAGCTGATAAAAGTTTATGGGATAATATTAAGAAAAAGCATTCTCAACCAACTGGAAATTATTGGAATAACAATGCAGTTACACCAGGAACTACATTTATGGAGAATTTACATAATCGGATTATCGAATGGAGTAAAAATAAAACCATTGAAATTATTTATTCCAGCTGTTTTACACCAGCAGAAGGTGAACACAAGTTGTTACAATTTATAAGATCCAATCAAAAATCAAATATTAATTATTCATATGTTATTTATGGATTGGATGCTGATTTAATTTTCTTAGCATTATCAACAGAATCTAATTCAATATATTTATTGAGAGAAGCAAATGAAATTAATAAAAATGAATCCAAGGAAGTATTAAATTATGTAAGTATTAAAATTATGAGAGAATCGATAGTAAATACCATGACAAAATACGTTTTAGAAACAACTGATGAAAAATTATATGGATTTGATAAAATGGATCCAACAAGATTAGTTAATGATTTTATTTTTATGTGTTATTTTTTAGGCAATGATTTTTTACCTCATATTCCATCATTAGATATTCATCGAGATGGTATAGAAAGTTTAATAGTAGCATGGGCTGAAACAATGAAGGAATTAATTTTAGATAATAATAAGTTAGTATATTTATTAAATGAAAAGAAAGATCTTCAAAGTAAAACTCTAAAAAAAGTAAATACAGATTTTATTAATAAATTTATTAACAAGTTGGCATTATCAGAAGAAGGTATTCTAAAAGATAATTTTGCAAAAGGTCGTAAAAGAATGAAATGCGATGGTAGTAAAACACCTTATGAACAAGAAGTATTTAGAATAGAAAATTTACAGTTTAAGATAGATGATCCAATTAGTTTAGGATCGGATGAACCAGAAAAATGGAGAGCAAGATATTATAATCATTATTGGAATGTTAAATCAGATGAACTTGAAGAATTTAGTCAACAATTAGTAAGACATTATTTGATAGGTATAAAATGGGTAACACAATATTATTTTGACAAGTGTCCATCATGGGATTGGTATTATCCATTCGAACATCCACCATTTATATCAGATATAGCAAAGTATTTAAGTAAAATAGATATTAATAAAATGAAGTTTACAATTGGAAAACCTTTAAAGCCATTTATGCAATTATTAGCAGTTTTGCCCCCTCAATCAAATTATTTATTACCAATAAATTTAAGAAAATTAGTATTGAATCAAAATTCATCAATTGCTTTCATGTATCCAATTGAATTTGAACAGGATTTTATAAATAAGAAAAAATATTGGATGGGTATACCAAAGTTACCACCTTTAGATTTTGATATGTTGATGCATTCGTATTTTAAATATGAAAACGAAATAAAGAAAGAGGACGTACAAAGAAACGAGTATAAAAACCCATATGAATTTAATATAAAAGTGTAGAAAACTATATAAAACGTCATTAGGTTAAGAATATAAAAAAATATAATATAGATTAATTAATGGAAAAAAAGAATCAAAAATCCGATATTAAAACTGAAAATTTAGAATATAAAAACTATAATTTAATTCCAGAAAGAATTAATACTATTCAAAGTATGGTTGGAAAAAATAGTATAGAATCAATAATAGATTTTAAAAATTCTACTGAATCATTTGAATATCCAACTAATTCTGAAGACATTCGAGAATTATTACCAAAAAAATATATAGATTTTGGTAAGGCGATTAATGAACTTGGTGGAAAATTATTATATATAAAAAGTGGATCAACCGGACATACTTTTAAAGGAGTCCATCCTCCACCAAATGAAGATGATAAACAACCATATGCTGTTAAAATAGTTGCTTATCCAAAAAAAGAAAATTATGGAGATATGTATAACATTAAAAGACCGGAAAATACTGAATTATTGATGATAAGATTGCTATCATATTTTGTAATTAATAAACAAACACCTCATATTGTTTTACCAATAACTACATTTAACACAAGTATAAAACCATTTTTAAGTTTAACAAAATCAAATATTGTAAATAATAAAAAATTTGAGCAATTTGTTGAAAGATATGAAAAAGGAGAATATTATCAAAATGTTTCTATTTTAGTCAGTGAGTGGGCAAATGGTGGAGACCTATTAGATTATATTAGAAAAAACTATAAATCAATGAAGGTAAAACATTGGAGAACAATATTATATCAAATATTATCAGTATTAGCGATTATTCATACTAAATATCCTTCATTTAGACACAATGATATGAAAGCCAATAATATATTAATTCATAATATAGATGTGGATGAAGAAAATAAGAAATATTTATATAAAATAAATAATCAAACTTATATTGTACCCAATATTGGTTTTCAAATAAAATTATGGGATTTTGATTTTGCATGTATTCCAGGAATAGTAGATAATTCAAAGGTTGATGCTGAATGGACAAATAAAATTAATGTAAAACCTGAACAAAATAGGTATTATGATATTCATTATTTTTTAAATACATTAACAAAGAAAGGTTTTTTTCCAGAATTTTGGACAGCAGATGAAATACCAGAAAAAGTAAAAGATTTTTTTAAAAGAGTTGTACCAGATAAATATCGAGATGGTAAATTAATTTCAGATAGAGGTAGAATATTGGTAAATGATGAATATTTAACCCCTGATGAAATTCTTAAAAATGATAAGTTTTTTAAAGTTATGAGAAAATAAATTGTATATTGTTTATTTTAACATAATTATGAATATTCTTCAGAAGATATTTCATCTATTGTTGGAATTAGACTATTATCAGTATCATTCATAAATGCTTCACTATTAGACTGAGGTCTAATAAATAATTCATCAAAATTTTCTCTAGGTACAAAATGATTATTAAAAGATTCATTCATTTTAGTATTATTTCTATTATTTCTTTCAATAGCTTGTTGTTGATTTTTATTAGGATTAATTGGATTTTTGATACGGCTTTGATTTCTAGGTGATGATTCTAATTTATAAGCACTAACAATTTTCTTTTCTTTATTTATACCATTTGGATGAATTCTATTAGCTAGTCTAATATTGGTAATAGTTAAAAATCCAGACTTCATATGATTTTGATAAAATTTATCTTCTCGTAAAAATGATTCTATATTAATTACAACAGATCCAATTGATTTGTTATGATATGAAACATCAGAACTAAAATTAAATGATTCTAATTCTTTTCCTCTTGGATTTTCGTAATAAACAATTTGATCCATGAGTTTCAAATTTGAGAATTTGTATCCAGAACAATTAAATATGCGTTCTAAATGAACAATTATTTCTTTTATGAGTTCATTAGAAGCTTTCATTTTTTTTCCTCTAGAAGCTGTTAATTCATAAATATTAATGTTAGGTGTTACCATATTATTAATAAATCTGTACAATCTATAAGTTTCATCATCTAATTCATCAATATCATTTTGGTTAATATAAGCAAAATCTCTTTGAGAGTCATAAGGTACTTGAGGTACATTAGAATAAACTCCTTTTTTATTAGTATAAGTAGCTCCAATAAATTTTTCTGTATTACAACCTGTAAAAAGTCCTTTTATGGTATTTAATATTTGACCATTTGTTAAATGATTAATTACAAATATCATTATAACTAGGATTAAAATTTTATTAATCATATTCATCAATATACTATATTTTTATTACCTAGATATTTATTTTTTTAATTAAATTTACACGTTTAAAAAATTAATTAAAAAAATTTACCGAGGCTTTTGAGTATTTGTTGGAGCTACAACTGGTTTAGGTGTTGGTTTAGGTGTTGGTTTAGGTGTTGGTTTAGGTGTTGGTTTAGGTGTTGGTTTAGGTGCTTTTGATGCAACCATTTTCTCCATTTTCTTAACTTTTTGTTTATTAATCATATGAATAGTAATTAAGAAAGCTGCAGCAATCATAATTGATAATTGAGGATCATTATTTCCACGATAAATTATATAAGAAATTATAATAAGACGAAAGATTGGATTTTCAAATAATTTTTGAATAAATTTAGGTAATTTAGGACGAGCTAATGCAGCATACATACCTAAAATTAAAGAAAGTACAGGTAAAACTAATTTGTTTTCATGTACCCATCCTAGATTATTATTGACCAATGAATCAAAAGAATTCATAATATAAATATAATTAGAAATA